ATGCTCAAGCTCTTCACAAAGTATGCCTCTGTGGGCGTGCTCAACACGCTAATCCATTGGGTGGTATTTGCCGCGTGCTTCTATGCGCTGGGAACCAGCCAGGCACTGGCGAACTTCAGCGGATTCGTTGTTGCGGTAAGCTTTAGCTTCTTTGCAAACGCTCGCTTTACGTTCAACAGTTCTACGACCACAACACGCTACATGCTTTACGTAGGTTTCATGGGTTCTCTTAGCGCAGCTGTGGGGTGGGCTGCTGATGAATGCTCCCTGCCACCAGTTATTACGCTGGTCGTGTTCTCGGCAATCAGTCTGGTGTGCGGGTTTATCTATTCGAAATACATCGTCTTCAGGGAAGCAAAATGAAGATTTCACTTGTGGTTCCTGTCTTCAATGAAGAAGACACAATACCTATTTTCTATAAAACCGTCAGAGAATATGAGCCGCTCAAATCGTTTGAAGTGGAAATCGTATTCATCAATGACGGCAGTAAAGACGCCACAGAGTCGATTATCAACGCGCTGGCCGTGTCAGATCCGCTTGTTGTGCCCCTATCCTTCACCCGCAATTTCGGCAAGGAGCCGGCGTTATTTGCAGGGCTGGACCATGCCACCGGCGACGCGGTGATTCCGATTGACGTCGACTTGCAGGACCCGATTGAAGTTATCCCGCAACTGATTGAACGCTGGCAGGCTGGGGCAGATGTCGTACTGGCTAAACGCACAGACCGCTCTACAGATGGCCGCCTGAAGCGCAAGAGTGCTGAAATGTTCTATAAGCTGCACAATAAAATAAGCGACCCGCGAATCGAGGAAAACGTCGGTGATTTCCGCCTCATGTCGCGAGATGTAGTAGAAAATATCAAGCTAATGCCAGAGCGTAACCTGTTTATGAAAGGGGTGCTTAGCTGGGTTGGCGGGCGCACTGACGTTGTTGAATACGCACGAGCAGAACGCATTGCAGGAGATTCTAAGTTCAACGGCTGGAAGCTGTGGAATCTCGCGCTTGAGGGTATTACAAGCTTTTCAACCTTCCCTTTGCGGATGTGGACATACATTGGTTTGTTAGTAGCCGGGATATCATTTATCTATGGTGCGTGGATGATTGTCGACACGCTTGCCTTTGGTAACCCGGTTCGCGGGTATCCATCACTTCTGGTATCAATCCTGTTCCTGGGCGGCGTTCAGCTTATCGGTATTGGCGCTCTCGGAGAGTATATTGGAAGAATATACGTTGAGGTTAAAAAAAGGCCTCGGTATTTGATTAAAAATAAGGGTTAATGATTATGGAAAACATTATAAAATCTAGGACGTCGCGGTATGCGATAATCATAGCATGCATATTAATATCAATATTGATAACTAGAAAATATATGCCTTATGACTCTGACATAGTTAACAGTCAGATATTCTGGCCTGATTTTCTTAGAAGTGGAATGAGTGTTTTTAAGGACTGGATTCCTACGGTAGATAGTTGGTATTTAACTGTCTATCCGGTTCATTTCCTTTTTTATTATTTGTTCGGCTCAACTGATGTCAGCGTGGTTATAGTTGCTACCGCATTATTTCTAATCGCCATCGCTTTATCTTCATATGGAATTTCCAGGATTGCCACTGGTAATGAACTTTCCTCATTATCCATTTTAATCGCGTTACTTTGCCCGGCATTCTCTTATACATACGGTTTTTTGGTGCATCCATTTTCACATAACTCTACCAATGCATTCGGTATGTTTTGTGTGCTGTTATCACTATTAGCTATTAAAAATAACCAGGTTTACTTCAGCATCATATCTGGATTCCTGTCTGTTCTTGCAGGAGTATCTGATCCGTGGTTCTACGCATCCTATCTTTTACCATTAATCATTGGGACGGCTTTTATCTCTTATAAAGACAAGCGTAATGTTAAGCACCTGATAGTTTATCTGATTTCATTTATAGCTGCTTACTCAGGTATCATTCAATCATTCCTGGGAATACCAATTCACAAGTTTTCATTGGTGCCACTTACAGTAATGTTGGAAAATGGCATCCAGATGGTATTCTTGACGGGAAGGATGCTGAACGTCTTGATTATCCAGCATGATCTTGCATATGCCATATCTTTCTGTTTGTTTTTTGTTTTAACGTGCATATCCATATACAATCTGTACAGATCTGGAGGGGTTAATACCTATCTCTCATTGGTGCTCTTCTTCTCCCTTGCTGGAATAATATCTTCATTTATTCTCAGCTATCCAGACGTAAGCATTCTTAGCGCGCGTTTTTTTGTTAACATCCAGTATATAGCTATACTGCTGGCGCTCATATCAGCGATAAGGCTAAAAAGTATAGTTTATTCGACTATCATAGCGTTATATTGCGTTAGCTCTATTTACTCATATGTCGCCACCCCTAACGGGTTACATCAAAAGCAGGATGAAACCGTAGATTTTGTGAGATTTTTACATAAAAATAACCTTTCGTTTGGGTATGGCTCTTTCTGGAGACTAACGCACACAGTGACCTGGTTTTCTAACGGTAAGATACATGTAACTCCAGTATACTTCAGTGAGAAAGATGGATCGATTGATTTGAAGAGAGCAAGGGCTCAGACAATGAGATCTTGGCTGTCAAAAAGTTATATAGATAATAGTCCTGACAGGCAGTTTATTGCCATATCTCCGTCAATTGGAGGTAAGTGCAGAAATAATTTAGACTTCTGTGTTAATGGAACGATAAACAAAATTGGAAAGCCTGACGAGACTTTACACTATGGTGATGTCACTCTGCTAGTTTATAACAAAAGAATAATGTAGGACCAATGGCCTCTTAGCGAGGCCATTAATTTTCATTTTGAATTCATAGAAGCACGGCTTTTACTGTGAACGCAATATCAGAGTTAACCCCGCTGGAGTTTTTCACGATAACACTTGCCACATTATTAGTGCTTGTAACTTGTATACCGCCACCGTTTCCGTTATGAAACATTGTCAAAAAAACCGCCTTATCAAGGTTTACATTGCTTGTTAAGGTGTATAATCCAGTTCCTGTTTTTGAAACTGAAACAACATTCGCTGATCCTGCTGCTGATAGCGTTCCGTCCGCAGCGACCCTGGCAGTAAATAAGTCTCCTCTTGATTTAATGTAGTTAACCGCTGAGGTAACTACTACCCCTGCAGTTATTACATTATTCTCATCAATAAATTTCACTTTATCGGGGCCGGTATTGGTGAATGAAAAGCCGCTAAAAAATACATCTGGCCTATTCACGGGATCATCTACATAATCCCCACCTACAAGAAACTGGTTATCTGTCATAGTTAACTTGCAGTAGGCAGTGCCGGTAGGAGTTACGCTACCTGTGACGCCAATTCTTCCTGAGTATGCATTGGATGAAGTTTTTGCAAATTGCAATTTCTAATGCTTGCCTGGCAGGGCAGATTGATATCATAAGCGATCGCTACATCCCTCATATTGTTGTTTTCAAAATAGCAATTACGGATATCAACCCCAACGCCGCCTGCCGACCCAATTCTACGAGCGATGATACAAGCCGTTCCTGCTGTATCTCTGTTGCCATTTGCTTCAAAAGAGCAGTTGTCAATAACGACTTGCTGGGACTCTACCGCTTGTAAACAAAGGTGCCAACAGTCAATAAAGTCCACCCTTTCAAATGTTACAACATTAACACCGGTAACAGAGTTGAGCTTTCTCATCAGGAGGCCTTCCACACTGGACGTTATCCTGCAATCTCTTACCGAGCCGTACAGAGAGTCTTGAATAATTAGACTCCTATACAGATTATTGGAGAATATATCCTCTATTGTGAACCCAACCATCCTCTCCATAACAAGAAACGTTCCGGTATTATTATTACCTGAAGCCACCGTTCCGTTACCTCTTATACTCATACCCTTTAATGTAAACCTGTCAATTTGGTAATCAGATGTTCCTAAACTTCCTGTTATCTGGAGTGCGACTCCATTAGAAGGAAAGCCCCCAGACTGAACATCCTGAATAATTACTGTTCTTTTGCTTCCTGAACCAATTATGTTGCCACCTCTGGGAGATGAAGATGTCACCCCAGAAGAATAGTCGTAAGTCACCTTACTGCGAAGAATGAACTCACCCGGCGGCAGATAAATATCTAATCGTAAAAGCTTGGCTTTATCCAGGGCTTTTTGAAGCGCGGATGAGTGATGTTCAAGAAACTGCGGAGCCCACCAGGAAAATTGTATTTCAGTTACATTTGAACGCACCCAGCATCCAGTGCCTGAAGGGTCTGATTCGCCTGCGCCATTTATAAAATCAATAGCATTCGCGTATGGTACCGTTGGAGAAATATAAATCGCGCCATCGTGTAACGATTTTGGAGATGCGGAATCATAATAGAAATCCCCGGCACCTACTGTTGAGACGGCGTACCAGCCGCGAAGACGCACTTTCTTTTTGTCAGTTGGAGTTATTTTTGAAAAATCAGCAACAGAGATTAACTCACCAATTAAGGAGAATCCGTCACTACTCGCCAGCGCTGACCTTAACGCTGAATCTCCAACGCTTATCCATGCCCCTACACCCGTTCCGCCTGTAGATGCTGGCGTAGATCCGGCAGGAACAACCTTGGGCAGCGCACCATCCCAGCGGTAATATTCACCGTCCGTCATGTCTTTCAGAACCTGATTGGGCAGCGTTAATGTTGTACCGGCCTGGAATGTGCCGACAGGAATCCATCCGTATTGCGAGATAGCCTGCTGCGCCAGCCAGCGCAGCCCCTCAATGGTGTAATGCTCGTTACCGAAACGGTCTATGTACGTAGTGACAAGAGAGGTAACAAACTCGTCGATTTTCCCTGCGTTAAATTTAAGATCGCGCGGGGACTCGCTTGGTACTGGATTATTAGTAGGTTGCGTAGCCATATTTTTTCCATAAAAAACCCGGCGCGTTGGCCGGGTTGTGATGGTTGAATGGGTCTTATGAGTAGATAGAGTCGCTGTATTCTGAGACTGTCAGTGAGACGGTGTTATCGGTATTTGGCTTGATGCTGTTTACCGTCCACAGCTGGCTGTCCAGTTCTTCTACTGTCGCAATTAGGTAGCGCGACGGAAGCTGCACAGTGTCTCCATTCCAGATATTGAGCTGAATGTTTGGTATTGCCGCGGTGAATCCGTATTTGGTGTCCGTTCGAGGCGAAGCTGGGTAGCGTAACGTCGGATTTCCCATGCTGTCTGTGACCAGCACATACATCGAGCCGGTAAATGTAATTGGCTCGCTGGTATCGAAGTTGTTCCCGGCGCGCCCGGTGATATAACCCTGCTGTTGGTTGCTGTCGTAAATGTCCGGCATCTGGATGACGCTACCCACCTGGATAATGCCATCTTCGAAAACTTTTGCGTTCATCTTCACACGCGAGTAAATCAGGCGTTTAACCTCCCTCATCGCTCTTTCACGCGTCTGATACTCGTTACGGAATCCGACAATCTCCAGTTTGTTGGGGTTCTCTGCTTCCTGCTCAACGATAGCGCCGTTCAGCACGCGGTAATTGATGTACGTCTTTGTTGTTCGTTGTGGGGTGAACATTAGGACACCTGCACGCCGTCATAACCTCCTGGCAGCGTGGCCTCATACGTCATTTTGTACTCGTCGGTCTTCATGTTCGCGCGGTTGAATACTGCCGCCGGGTAGTCCACTTTCTGGTCACGTGTGAATGTAAGTACACCGTCGTCCCAATAAGCAACCACCGATGCCGCATTACAGATTGCCTGCACGCGGTCACCGAGCGAGTCGTTTTCGTCGTCAAAGGTGTAGTCGAAGTAGCCCAGGCGCTCATCTGGCAGACTCTCAGCAATAGAGTACAGACCGTACAGGTCAATGCTGCTGACCGACTGCTCACCCATGATGAGCCAGGTATGCGCCACCGCATCAGCGAACGAGCGAGACGGTCGCAGCGTGTAATCCACAGTCTGCGTGTTCAGGTTGTAAGTGATGGTATGGCGCGTTACGAGAGCGTTATATTTGCGTTCGCGACTTCCCAGCGCGTTTTCTGTCGCCCGAACTTTGACACGTACCAGCGTATCAGTAGGATGAACAACGTTCGTTCTGATATTAATGGCGTGGATTTCTTCAACTTTTAGCACCGAGGCATCGCTGGAGTTATCAGTGCGTTGGAAGCTGATCGCATACTTACCAAAGCCACCTGACGGGGTTATCTTATCTGTGCGATAAAACACTTCGCTCGTATGGTCGTGCGGCGTTCCCTGGTAATAAGTAAATGTCTGCGTAGTGCCGGGGATCTGGTTGTAATCATCGTCGATTTTCCAGATAACAACTTTCCAGTTTGTCTGCTTCTTACCGCCCAGGCTCGACTGCGTGTGTAGCCAGAGATGAGAAGATTCAACTGGCGAGAAGAATGGCCCCACAACAAGCGCTTCGTTGTCGTTGAGAATGAATTTCGTAGTGTTGATGGTGGCATTTGCCGGGATGTCCTGAGGGCCCTGCAGGTCGCTCATCGTGAAAGTGTACCAGCGAACAGGATTAGTAACCGCCCCATCGTTTGTCTCAACAGCGGAGATAAGGGTGCCAGAGAAAGTAGCATCAGTAGTGACATTGCCAGAAGCCGTGCTGTACGTAACGTTAATGGTGAATGTTACGGCATGCGGCAGCACTAACCCCATGAAATAATCGAAGTCGGATTGCTTCACGATTTTCATGGCTATCTGGCCGCCTGAATATGTCCCGCTGACGACGGTATTTGCCGTCGCCGTTTCTATCGGGAAATCTCCAGCTTCGTTCTGCCCGGGAACCTCCTGTCCATCTACGTCATCAAACCCGTAGCCCTCGACGATTTGGGGGATGACTTCACCGGGCTGATAAAACTGATATTCAGCCCCAGCCAGTGAGCCGAGGCTCGATTCGGAGTACCTAACGGACTCGTAATCGTACTTACCTATCCCGATGCACATCCACTCTGTTACATATTTTAGCCCACCGTCTTTATCATTCTGGCGGACGTATTCGAATACCGACTCCTGGATAAGGTCCGGGAATGAGCGTACCTGTCCGTAGATATCCGGTTTGGCTTTATAGACGCGCGCTGTATTTGTCTGGCCGGTCAGACTATTGTTCGGTGAGTCGACCGTATTACCCCCGTTGTTGGCTATCGCAGGCTTCGGCGCCAGGAACGAGAATACCTGGCCAACCACTTTAAATATCGGGCTCAGAACATCTTCTACAATCCCTTTTGGCTGGTCATGAATCTGGATGTGGTCTAGTTCGCTCAGCTCAAACGCCAGCTCATCGTCGTCACTCAGCTTTACGCCGTTGCGGACAATAAGCAGATCACGGTGAAAGGTGGCGTCATTATCCGCCAGCCAGTCATAAAAAAGGGTGCCGTTTGGCACCCTGTAGCGTTCTTTTGGCGTTCCCGGGAAACGACTTAATTCAATCAGAGCCATATTCGAAGAATTCCACTTTAGTGAATGCACGCTGAATGACCAGCAACGAGTCCATGCGAACGCTTCCGTTTTCGCCGCGAGAGTGTAACGCCTGCCTGTTCAGCACCAGTCCAACATGCGCAGGTTGCGCGCCTCGGTATCCCACGAATATCCCGCCATCTACCGGATTATCGACCTGACGCCAGAAGACGACGTCGCCCTGATAACAGGTGAAGAAGTCCTCCCCGGCTTCGTAGTCCGGTGTCTGGTGTAGCTCAATACCGAGCACGTGGCGGTAATAGAGAACAACCAGCCCCCAACAGTCTACTTTCTCGAACGAGCAGGCGCGGTTCGCCCAAGGCACGCCAATAACCCGCCTGACGAACTCAGAGGTACTGAAGTCCCGTGTATTCTTGCGGATCATAAAGTCGGCCTACGTTGTTGTTTAACGGGTTAGTTACTGAAAGGGTTACCGATGCAGCATCTGCGTCGATATCTACCGTTTTGACGTACAGTTGCCACGATTTAATCGGTGCAGACACGTCTCCACTGTCGAATATCTGCCGTGTGGCTGTGATGGCCGTCAGCCTGGCTACCCCCTTCCACTTCTTCATCAGCGCTTTGATGTCCGATGAAAGGCGGCCAAGTTTCACAGTCGCGTCGATCACCGGAGTACCGCTCTGCTGGCTCTCTTCGATTTCAAATCGTGCCGGGGTGTATACCTGGCCGCCAAGTGTCTTGGGAAAGAACTGCTTATCGACCAGGCGGACATAGCCAAAGGATGGATGGTAGAACGTGATGGTGTCGTACAGCCCGCGCGTCGGACGCTGCTGCTTGTACTCCCTGAAGCTCGGCATTACGGCACCCTCGGTAGAGATTCCGGATCACGATTGTCCGGGTAACCGGTCACAACAATATCCAGCCAGCTATTCCACGGCGGCGGCAGCTCAACAATGATGTCGTCGAACTCGTCGTCAGGGTTATAGAGGTGGTTGGCTATAACGGTACCAGTCCAGGTCACCACGCCGCCGTCTATACTGGTTTGCACCGGCATCTGCGTGAAATGAAGCTCCTGAACCTGCAGGCCACTGCCGCCGATGTTTATGGGCATGCGAAACCAGTTAACGCCGCGGTTAAGGTAGTTAGGGCTACGTAACCACTGCTGGAAAGCGCGCTCTTCATCAAGTGTGAAAATCCACGTCAGTGACCATGTGGTTTTGAGGTCGTCAGTAAGGTTCTGGAAAATAGCCGGGCCGACCGCTGGCTGATCAGTCTGAAACCCGGTGTCGAAGGTCATATTTTTGCTGGCTTTCTGTGCCAACGGCAGCCATTCGGGATAGTCGATAATAGCCATCAGCCCTGTCCTCTTGGCGTGCGTTTAACGTTCATGTTGCTGGTTATGGCGTTGCTGATTGGACCGCCATTGTTTAGATCGGCGACTATTACATCCACTGTCACGCCGCCATTTCCATCAGTTCCGGCCTGAGCATCTACAGAGGACGATGTGTAGTTCTGGATGTTGATTACCACCCCGCCACCTGCGCCCGCCGTCATCTCCTTGTTGCTTATCACCCGGCCATTGTCGCCAGGAATCATATATTGCTTCCCGGTACTGGCCTGATAAATTTCTGGCATGCCACCTTCACCAACCTGATACATCCCACCCGCTGATACCGGTCCGCCGTTTTTGCGCTTACCAGAAAGAGCAAGTGCTGCCACGACAGCGCCAAGCCCTACAGCAGCGGCACCACCGAACGAACCGATTGATGCAACGATTGCTGCAGGCGTCCATGCCGCTGTGGTAGCTGCTGCTGATGCGGTGCTTGCCGCCGTTGTGGTGGCAAGAGCGCCGACCTGGGTAGCTGTAGTTGCTGCTATGGCTGCCTGCTGAGTAGTGGCTCCAATGATGGCGTTCTTAGCCCATTCAACACCCATCTGGACGAATGAGTTAACCAGGCTATTGAGCACCGTGCTTGCCAGCGACCTGGCAGCGCCTTCAGCACTCATGCTTCCTGTGATTATTCCTGTTAGTGCGTTTGAAGCGTTACCAGCAAGTGCATCGAATGAGGCAGCAAGTGCTTCGTTTCCTGCGTTCTGGTTTCGCCATATTTCCCACTGAGCAGCAATGCGTTCCTGCTCATACTTACGATCAGCGGCTGCCTGTAAAGCAAGTGCGTTCTGATGTGAGATAACCCCTTGCTGCTCGAATTGCTGAATGAGAGCAAGTTTTCTGGTGTTTTCATTTACTAACTGCTGAACTGGATCAACACTGCCTGCAGCTTCCTGTTGCGGCGTAACTGCTTGCTGAGCGCGTATTTTGGCGAGGTTAGCTTGGTGCTCAGCCTCAAGCCTCTCTGAAGTTTGATTATATTGTTCCTGACTTATTTTTTTCGCAGACAATGCAGTATTAAGGTCTTGCACGTCTTGCTTATAGCTGGCGTTCTCTCGCGCTTCCGGGAGTAGCTTATCAGCGGCAGCCTGTGCCTTAATAGCATTGGCTGTATCCCATTTTGTCGCAGCATACTGCCTTGCCTGTTGGATTTGAGCCTGGGTAGCACCTTTTCCAAGAGAAAGCTCAGCATTTAGCATCGCCTGCTCTCTGCTTAATTCTCCTGTTGAATCAGCAGCAAGTTCTGATTGTTGTTTCAGCGCCTCCAGTTTTTGCGCTATCGACTCCGCCTGGCTGGCAGACTGCTTGCCTTCCTTGTTGCTTTCCTTTCTTGCTTCAGTTACCCGGTATGTCTCGGCATACTCGTCCTGTAGTGCCTTCACGCGTTTCTGGTCAGTAATCCCGGCATCTGCCGCATCATATTGAGCCTGCAACCGTGCGCGAGCCTCACCTTCAAGTTTGGCTAGTGCTAATCTGCGCTCCGAGTTTTTAACAAGCTTTTGGGTTGCTGCATCATCACCGTTGGTGGAAGGGCTTTTGAAACCTTGGTTGTTTTTGGCTTCATTTGCAGCCTTGGCACGAATGCTGGCTATTTCCTGCTCTGTGCGCTTAAGCTCAAAGGCAGCCTGTCCTCTTCTTTGCTGAAAAACAGCATCGCTTTCATACCAGCGCTGCCCTTCCTGAACTTCCTTATTAAGCTCTTGCTGCAACTTAATAAGTTTTGGCATCCTTCCGGCATCGCCTGCGTTGTTATTGTAATAATTAAGGTTATCAGCAACGCTTTGCATTAATCCGGCAAGTGTGGATGTCAGACCTATTGCCTGGTTCAGATCGCTTATTGCGTTTTTAAAGGCAACATCGAGACTGTTTTTAGCTCTGTCGATGCTAACTGGCATTTTGTCGAATTCAGCGTTAACACTCTCCGACTGTTTCTGGATAGCGTTTAGCGCGTCCTGAGCAGTTAGCTTGCCTTCAAGCATCCGTTGTCTTAACTGACCAATCGAAATACCTAAACCAGCAGCTATCTGCCTTGCCAACTCAGGCATTTGCTCCAGGATAGAGTTGAACTCTTCAGCGCGAACAACTCCGCCTGCGATTGACTGCCCGAACTGTCTAAGGGCGTTAGACATTTCTTCAGCCGACGACCCGCCGATAGTGCCTATTTTTTGCAGCGTATCGGTAAGGGAAAGAATCTGAGAATTTGTTGCGCCTGTTTCTTTCAGAGCTGAGGTAAGGGTTTCCCAAAGTCGCTCAGTATCTGAAAGGCTATTCCCGGTTTGAGAGGCAATAGCTGACAATGCCTTCATTGACTCTTTGGCAGCATCAACGCTTGGACTAAGGCGCGCAACCCTGGCCTGCAGGGTATTCATCTGGTCGCCAATTTCGATTAACCGCCGGGCCGTTTCTATTGTGAAAGCGCCAGCAATAGCAAGCCCAACCTTGTTTAATGCGCCCTCAAAACGACCAGCGGATTGAGATGACTTATTAAAACTAACCATCATTTGGTCAAGGCGCTGGTTAACCTTTTGCTGCGCTGCGATGAGTTGAGCAACATCCATTTCTACTTGATAGACGATGTTACCTAACTGCTTATCTCCGGCCATCGGTGATCTCCAGAAAGCAAAACCCGCACTTGGCGGGTTCTATTTAATTACATCTGATTTTTAAATCCCCTCGGGCAATTTCTCCCTGAGAGTCCAAATCGTATAAGGTCGGGGTTTCAATCTGTATGCGGTTAGCCTTCTCGACAACAGGAGCAATAAACACCAGAAGTGCTGATTTGCCTTCATTTTGTACGGAAACCTTCCCACATGCATTACCAATTCTCGCGTAAGATGAGTCTTCTTGGCTGGGATAAAACTTTACATCCGCAAGAGAATTAACTTTTACATTCTTTGGGAAGAAAGACTCTTTCGCCTCACTTTCTACATACTTAACAATATCTCCATCGCTTGCTGCATATACGGATTGAGAGGCGAGAAATAATGCCAACGAAAAAAGTATTTTCATATGCACTCATTTGCTGTTAAGGATGATTTATCCTAACAGGCGCAGATCACATATCAACCAGACATAGGTAAACTTGCGGAAGATTGCGCATTCAACTTTGAATTCGCCAGGCGCTTAGATTTCTTGGCTAAGTAATCTTCGGCTACTTGATCGTACTCTTCTCGAGTAAAGCCTTTCTGCTCAGGATATTTCGTTGCCAGGAGCATCTGAAATTTGGTCATCGTCAGATTCCCTGCTTCCTGCTCAGTCATGCCGAAATGAGCCTGCGCGGCCACGATGTAATCAACGGCGCGGAACTCTGTGCTGGTCTCCCCGTTTTCATGCCGCTGGAGTCTGCGCACCTTAGCCTTGCCGATAACACCGTGAGTTATCAGCGACTGCGCAATCAGCAGCATGTCAGCTTCAGGCAGCGCGCCTTTGCGAATCTTGAATGTGCGTCCGTTGCCTTTCGAGGGATGGAATACGCCGGTCAATGGGCCAGCGTCTTTTTCACAACAGGCATTCAGAACAACCACTGAAGCGAGAAACGCCTTGCGGCCGTAACTGGTGCTTTTGATGTGGTTTATCAGCCATTGCGGAACGTATCCGTAAGCCTCAACGGCTCGATTCACGAGGCTGGTTACTTCATCGTTGTGCAGGTCGTAAAACACCTGCACGATTTCTTCTGGCTCGCCAATGCGCGACATGTTCACAAATGACGGCCGGAAGAAGTAATCATCGCTGTCAACGCTGATGAGGCACTCACCAATCTCTTTAAGCGGGGTATTCACCGGTAAAGCCTCCACGCTTTTCTTCTCTCTGTTCTCGGCAGGCCATCAAAAGCCTTTTCTACGGGCATCTCGTCGGCATGGTCTACGAGCGAGTAGCAAGGGTAAATAACATCCCTTCCCCATGCGTCTCCGAGGGCATAATCTGCCGGCTTTCGCTGGCTCCAGTTCAGCAAGATGCGGTTAATTCCATTGGCTGGCAGCGCATAGCAGACACCGTGAATCAGTCGGTTCAGGGTGATGTAATCCGCACGGCACTTGTCAGCGGCGATAAGCCGTTCAGCAATCTGCTGTTGATACTGCGGTGGTCGACCCGTGCCAAGATAGAAGCTGATCAACTCATCAGGGAATCTGGCGCACCATTCATCCGCAAGACCTGCAAAGCCATCCACGGGATGGGCATCATCTCCAGCACGACCACTCGCGCTGACTGGTCGGCAGCCCACTTAATGACCCTCAGGTGATTCCAGTTGGCTCCGTGGTCGGAGTCATCGATAAAAAGTTTCGCATTGAGGCTCTCAGCAAGCCTGTGAGCCTGTTCAGCGCGTCGGTGATGACCTACCACCGCGAATGTTACTTGTGCTGCCACCATGCTGTTTCCTTGCCGATGCCGTTGGTCTTAAACACCGTATGCACTTTCGGGCCGGTAATCACTCGGTCACCGAACGACTTCGCCACGATGCCGAATGCGATCATGTCGCCAACCGCCCTCGCGGCTCCCTCTTTCTTCCAGAAACGCTCTGACTCGATTCGGTAGTAAAGCCGCACGATGCGGTGAGAAAACTCCATGACATCTTCACGTAACCCGCCAAGCAGTCCGGCGTTCAGCATGGTGTCGCTCGCGTACTGCTCCAGGAATGACTGATACACACGCTCAGATGATTTTTGATGGCCCACTCATCGGAATATGTCTTTGGCTCAGAGCCGATATATATCATGCCGGGCTGCATTTCTTCCCATGGTGAGCGAAGCATCTCGACATCTGTCCCGTCGGTGCACCAGACGAACTGATATTCAGGATGGTCTCGCAGGTGCTGCCAGATATGCAGCCAGCGCCGGAAATAAACGTTCATATCGACAACAGGAACGCGAACCGTCGTCTGGCCAGGTGGGGAGTATTCGAACTCGTCAGCGAGAATGACTGCATCGGCACCTTTAATCGATTCTGACCACCTGGCGATAAGCGACTGCTCCGGCTTCATTCTGGCTCCTCGCTGCGGGTCAGCATGACTGGTCAGCAAGGTCGTGATTACAGCATTACGCTGTCTGCGGTACGGCGCCCATCCTGTGTAGCCGGTGTCTCGGCGCTCGTTGTGAATTTTTACGTTGTTGCTTACCTGACGCTCTCGCTCAGGCTTGGGTACTGACCGCTCTACCGACTCATGCTCATCCAGTGAGTAAATCAGCTTCTCAGAGCCGATAACGTCGGCATATGCCCATGAGGTAAGCCCCGCATTATGAATGCGCAGAGCGAGGTCTGAATGCTCGTACATCCCGCGCCCGTAAATCGGGTCGAACCCGCCGACCTTTTCAATGGCGCTCCGGTGGTAATAGAGCATCACGCCGCGCTGCCCGGTGTAGGCGATGTGTTTTTCATCCCGGTACAGGACTGAAAGGTCATTCAGTTTGCGCGGTCCTGCCAGGTCGAGAAACTGGTAGGCAAGATGAGGCTCAGGAGACTCGATATACGGAACATACCATCCATCAGCAATCGGCCATGCGTCATCGTCCAACAGGAATAGTGTTCGCAACCGGCATCAATCAGGGCTTCAATGCTGGCGTTTTTAGATGCCACGATGCCATGTGATTGCTCATGCCGGATGAGCCGTGCAGATTCTGGTGCTACGGCAGCAGGCACCGAACCATCATCGACAATCACAACCACTGCGCCGGGCGGTAGATGTTTCTGGTGCTGCTCAAGAGCACGAGCCAACACATCGGGGCGGTTGTGGGTGGTGATGGCAATACCAATGCCAGATGAGCGCGCCGACGCGGGCTCGTAAGGAATTCCGTTTATCAGAACCTGCATATCTCTGTCTCAGAAAGGGGGCTTGCGCCCCGCTGTGTTTTAGCTGGAAGGTTCGGAGGTATCAGTAACCTGCACGGTGCTGGAGTCGCCCACTTTGAACTCAGTGGAGAAGGTCACGATATCGTTAGTTCCGCCGTCAGAGCTGAGGGCAGTGATAACCATGTAACCTTGGAAGGTCACCGGACCGTATTCCATGCGAACCCAGATGCCAGGCTGACGCTTGGCCTTAAGCTCGCTAGCGAAGTACTTGATGAAACGACCGATGCCGTACTGGTCAAGCTTGTCGTTTTTACGCACCTCACCTTCAAAACTGATGGTGAAGTCCGAGTTTGTGGTGATGCTCTCGACAAAGCCGCCGCCATCGTCAGCATCACTGGTCACGGTGTTCGGGCTGAAGTCGAACCCTTTTGACGTGCCGGCGGCCAGTGCTTTAAATTCCGATTCAAGCGGCACCGTGTCCGGGCAGCCGTCGGCAACTTCAAGCACAATAGCGCCACCGAACAAGCGTTCGTTGCTGGTTGGGCAATTAGCCATGTTACTTCCTCTTTGACGTTTAATTACTCGCCGTAGGTGGCGACGAATTGAAGCCGATAGACAAGGCGTCCCTCGGTTGTAGGAACTGGTGCGGGCATAGCGCCCATATTCTGGAGATAACCGACACAATCATCGGTCATGGGGTTTTGCTGAACGTAATCGACAATCTGCTGCACACGCTCATCGACAAAAGCATTGCCACCTTTTGCGCCGATAACGTCGACCAGGATGTACTGCTCATTGCCGAGGCCGTTTCGGATATTGCTGCCACCATTAGGCCGAAAAACCATAAACCGGTCTGATTCTGTTCCCGAGTCAGTCCACATCAGCAACTGAACCTTAAAGCCATCTGTCAGGCCAGCATTGATGAAGTAGTTACGCACGCGCGTATGCATTGGCGGATTCATAGTGACAGCTCCTGCTTCATAACCCGGTCGATTTGCTCTCGGGTGTCCTCAAAGCCTCTGGTAAGGAACTCTTTGCGGGCAGTGGCGCGGCGGAAGGTTTGCGGAACATTCGGATCGTGAACATAAACCGCATAGTTGGCCGAGTAGCCCACCCTGCCGGTTACCTTAGTGCCGTTGGCGTCAATCTCACGGAACTGGCTGTTGAGAAGCGTTGATGTGTCGATTGGTGTGTATAGCGCCGCCTGAGCCCCGCCGATTAGCAGCGCTGACTGCACGGCCCTGACGACCTTGCGCCCCTGCACATCATTAATTAGGGCGTCCAGATTTGCTTTAGCCTGGGCAATGCCGCGAACTTTACCGGCCATATCAGACTCCCGTTATGATGGCGCAGTCGTCGGCGATCCGCTCGAATGTGTCGGCATAACGGATAACCTGCCGCACTTCATCAGCACCCGCCAGAATCGGGTCGACCTCGGTAGACTCGCCAATCAGGATGTAATCACCGGCATCAGCAAGCGTAAACTCAGTCCAGATTGTGTTCTTGACTACGATTTCTGATCCGAGGCTACCAATTCGTTTACTCAGTCCACCTTCGTAGTCGCAGAGAATTTGCTCAGGAGCTGCATATCCCAGCGGGTCTCCGTAGTCGTCCTGACCATCCAGCTTTCGCCAGATTGTCGCTGTTGCTGTGTATGACCAGTTAGCTACTGAACTCATAGGTGGTAATCCTCATACTCCCACGGCTCCTCGTCGGGATTTTTAGGCTTCTGCTCTTTCTCACACATCAGGAGCCTCCCACGACATCAAAGAAGCCGACACGACTGCCCACATCAATCGGCAGCGACGCCGTGCATCCGCTCTTATCCAGTGACAGGAGCGCATCACGCATCGAAAGCACATCGCCGGTATAGTCGAACGACCGCGACGCCCCTGAAGGCGCTGACTGCGATTTAATGCGCTGACTATATGCCGTTAATGCCATGAGAGAGACGGCATAGACCTGAATCAGCACGACGTCACATTCGTCGTAGCCAGACGCCTCCAGGCACTGCTCAATGCTGCTGAGCTTGCAGAGATATGCGTCGATGATGAAATCAGGGATGGAGTAACCGAGGGACGACAGCTGCTGTTTAACCTGCGCTGCTGTGATTGGCGCGATAGCCATGGTCACTCCTTATCTTTGGGTTTCCGTCCGCGCCTGGGTGTAGCGACTTCCAGCTGGCGCTCTTCAAGGTACTCGGCCAGCCCGGCATTAACCCATCGCTCGGCGATTGAATCGGCAACCTCTACCTCAGAGCCAATCTCCAGCTTCTGGAAATTGGCACCGGCAAAAAGGTTTGATGAGATAACTTTTACCAGTGCCATATCGCTTCCTTAGCTGGTCGCTTCGCCGGTGGCGTGAACCACGGAGTAGTGACCGTTGATGTCGGTTTTGACCATCAGGCCCATTGCGCCCCAGGTGCGCCAGATGTAATCGCTGTTGTAGAACGGACGCGGGTCGGCAACGGTGCCGATGGCCTGGCCTACGATCGGAGCAACTACGCCAGCCTGCAGCGGAACAATCAGGATTTCGTTGCCCTGCAGCTTCGCGTCTTCTTTGATAGCCGCGATGCCGGTCAGGGTCAGCAGTTCCTGCAGCACGGTGCGGGACTGGAAATTGTCGCTGTAATACTGCTCCCAGTTGGAGATGATTTCAGATGACACATACCAGGTCTGCTGGCCGTACTGGTAGTTCTGCAGCTTCAACACATCGCGCAGACTGATTGCTTCGGCGCGAATTGCTTTCGGATCGGTGCTTGTCGCCATGTTTACGTTCAGCGTCACCTGAGCGACGCGCTCATCTGCGCGGAAGCCCTTCCAGGTCAGGCCGTCGAATACTGCGTAGTTACCAGCCGCGTCGCGGTAGCCGTCCCACATGTAATCAACGTACTGACGCTGAACATCTTCCACGGAGCCACGCTGGGCGTCAGCCTGAGACTGAAGCGCTGACGGGCTGTTGAAGATTGGGTCACGCCAGTTGAACTTGAAGCCGGAGTCGTGGATCGGGACCATCGTGCCGTCGAAGGTGTAGACGCGAGCGTCAAGCGCTGCGCCAATCTGGCCGGACATTGAGGTGTGCGCCCAACCACGGCCACCGGTGCGAGCGTAGTCGTAACGGGACTGCTCGATACGTACAGAGCGAGACAATGGCATCAGATCGTTGAGCAGAGTGAACTGCGTGTTTGGCTCGAACTGCTGCAGCACGGTGGTATCGTACGCGCGGTACAGGCGACGGATATCATCTACTGCGTTAACTGCGTCCAGCGTCGGAGCATCTTCAGCAGCGCCACGCCATTGGGTGCGAGACAGGAAATCAGCAACCGCCTGTGCAGTAGCGTTACGTTCGGCCTGCAGCGCGCGGAACTGCGCCTGGTTTACATCCAGGTTGCCAGTCTTCTCGCCAAGTGATTTGGAATATACAAACATTAATCGGTCTCCTTACTTGACCACTACGCGCAGCAGGTCACCTGCAGCAACGGTTGTCGCCTTGTCTTCTTCCACGAACAGGACTGCGGATGCAGTGCCGCCGGAAGTGACGCGACCGTTAGAGATAGCCAGTGCCTGGCCTTTGTTATAGGTGCCGGCAGCAGCGCGGACGTTCAGGAACATGCCTGGCAGTAACTGGATGCCGACGACCAGCTCGTTAGCCGGAATGACGTCATCGACTCCCATGCAGCGCAGATAGTCATAGTTAGCCACATACAGCACAGCGCTTTCGCCACCGTTGGTGGATGCAGTGAATTTGCCGTTAGTGAATACGCCGATGGTGCCCGGTTGAGTCGCTGCGGCTGCCCCGCCTTCGCGGTTCAGAAGCGGGTTCGGGAATACGCCACCCGCGTGAATTACGTGTTTACCGTCTTTAGCCATTTTATTACTCCGGCATCTCAGAGAAGGGTTTATCGGTGGAATGGTTGAATGCGCCGGACAGGCTGCGAGTGGTTGCGCACTGTGCATACAGGCCATCCAGAGCCGCGCCGTCGAGGGCATTAACTGCCATGTCGTCGAGCTTGAACTTGGCTTTAACCGCTTCGCGCTTGGTCGCTTTTTCCTGGTCGGCGTTAGCGGTCAGGCCGGATTCGATAGAGCTCAGCTTGTCGGCAAACGGCTTAAACCATGCCGGGGCTTCTTCGCTGTTGGTGGCTTTGTCTTTGGCTGCCTTTTCTTCAGCCTCTTTCTTCTCGCGAGCGGCCTTTTCTTCCGGCGTCTCACCTTTAGAAGCTGCTTTCTCAACAGCCATCTGGTTGAACGCATCCAGCAGCTCAGCTTCTGATTTGCCTTCTGTCGGCTTACCAGCGGCTTTCAGCGCATTGATAATCATGTCTTTCATCGGATCTCTTTCTCCGTTGGTTTTAATTTCGTACTCAGGTGGTTTGCGCACGACTTCTACAGGTTCGCCGACGAATTGAGCCTTGCCGTCATCGTCGATGAGGTACTTCTGTTTGAAATATTTATCTGCATCCCGATAAACGAAGGAGTCCGGCCATACGCTTTCCGGCCATACCCAATCATCGTTGTCGCGACCCTCACGGAGCTTGTCGCTAATAGCCCGCTGGATATCGTCGAATGAGAAATTTGATGCGTTTGTGAAGAAGAATTTGGTCTTGTTAAGCAGCCCTTCCCTGGTGCAGTTCGATGCCTGCGCGAGGTCTGCGTTTTCTACGCTCACTTCCTGTTGGGAGTTATCCGCGTTAACAAAGATGCCAACGCCTTCTTCGGGGGTTGCGGCTCCCGGTTCATCGAGAAGGATTGCCACATGGTCGAACTGCATATTGCGCGCGACCCATGAGTAGCTCTTGCCCTTCGACTTGCCGCTGTTCTGCTCGCGGCGCAGAAGAAGCCCGGTAGATACGTGAATCGGCTCGGCGTTTGAGTTGGCCTGAAGCTCATCAAGCCGCTCGATAAGCCGCTTACCCTTCTCGCTGGACTGCGCGATGCGCTTGTTGACCTTCATGTCCATAACGACGCGGTCGCCGTCTTTGCGGACGTTTTCAGCCCATGCGCCGACGTGAAACTGATTAACCGCTCGCGGGTTGGTGGCGCTGACGTGCTCGTTGCCAATCTTCGGATGCCCGAAAGGCATTGGATTGCCTTCGAGCGTTTTAAAGCTCTTGTTAATCTCCTCAGCCGGATACAACCCGCCATTCATGACAACGTCATCCACGACAGGCACGACGCCACGAATGACGATATGCTCGTCACCGTCGATGGTTTCAGTTGAGATGTTTGAAGAGTTGATGGCGAGGGATTTCACGTGGATGCTGGATAGCTTCACGTTACGTCCTCTTAATGAATTTTGTTTTTGCGCGCCTTGCGGAGTTGTTTCTTGGTTGGCTTGGCAGGAAAGAAGTGGCATAAGCACACATTCTCAATGTTTCCATTGTCCCACCGCATCTCTATAGGCTTTGAGTAAACCCAGCCTCGAATCGGGAAATTAAGGTCATAAGCTAATTGCCACATAGCAGCCTCATTGGTGGATTTCAGGCACTAAAAAACCCGGCGCATAGGCTGGGTTTTTATTTGTTTTGATAAGCGGGCCAACCCATCGTTATGATGGAATTTGCCGTGGGCTTGGGGCTATATACAAGTCCGCCAGAGTATGTCGATAACCTATATGAAGTCTTCCTCGCTATACCCTTTTGACTCTGCCCACTCGAGTATTTTTTCTCGAGCTTCACTCTCATCTTCCGTGATAAATCCATAAGAATGAACTTCGTTGCCATGCTGCGGTTTGAAAGTGGCGGTATATTGCGCCCTGCCACCCTCAACATGACTTTTAACAAGCTTCATAGCACCACCTTTCTTTCGTCGATGAATTAACGAGGATGCCACTGCTTGCGCTCTTTAGCCAACTTATCCGCCAGCCCCTCATTAAAGATGCGCCCTTCATCATCCAACAGCACCGGAATCTGGCTGCAATAGCAGTTGTACCGGTTACCATTCTGTGCGTAGAAAGCCTCTACTTCTTCCGTTGTGAAAGTCTTCCCGTGTCGCGCAGCGTGCCAGGCTCGCGTCGTCGACTTCAGGGCAGATATCCACAGTAACGCAGTATTAAGCCCCAGACGCTCCTTCGACCATTCCGCCTCCGACCATTGAGCTTGCCGTAGCGCGCCGACCTGCTCAGTCTGCGCTATCGTTTTGGCTCGGCTCATAGACACATCGAGGCGCTTGCTAATCAGGCTGGCTGTCTCTCGCGGGTTAACTCCCCGGCCTATCGCATCAGCTACGATGTTCGAAAGGTCAGCGCGGGCAGCATCAGTAATTCCCCTCCATTCGCTGTAAGTGGAGATATAGGCCGCTGCCACCTGATTTTGATATGCCGGGCTGCTGAGTAGCTGATGAAGCGTCGTTGACTGCTCATAGATAGCCGATTGTGCTGACAGATTGGTGAACGCCTGCAACGTGCCGCGCTGATACTCATCAGAAACGTACTGAAGCGCCCAGAGGTTGTTGCTCCCGCCTTCGAGAAGATAATCGTCCAGAATCTTTTCTATGCGCAGCAGCAGGTCAGACAGTTGCTGTGGCGACATATCATAGATGAATGTGCCAGCGTTCACCTGGTAGAGCGTGTCAGGCTTGCTGCCGTCTCTCGCCAGGATGTAACCGTAGAGAGAATTGCCACTGCGCTCCCTGCCGACCAGATACGCATCGAGCAACTGCTTCAGCGCCAGTTTTATCTGGTAATAGCGATTCTCGATATCCCGGAACATCCGGTTAACCGGTCGGTATGACTGCGTGGGGTCGGCTTTATTGCGCGGAATTATCGGGCTGCCCGGTCGTTGTCGGTTGTTCAATTGGGTCACCTGTCAGCGGGTCTGTAGTCGCGGTGCCGGCAGGCTCCTCTGGTTCACTGATTGGCTCAAGCTTCACCGACAGCACGGATTTCAGTTCTCAGTAATCGCAGGAGTGCCGTATTGCCTGCTGAGTGTCTTTGGCCACAGCCGCCATTCGCCTGTCATATTTGCGATTTTCTCTTTCTCACTCGGTGCGAGCAGGTCAGACCATGCGAGCGTCACCTCTCCAGATTTCGGCGGGTCGATGACGCCAATCTGCCAGAAGCGCTCAATGACGCGAGTGATGAAGTCGGACATGAAACCCCAGCGGCGACCATTGCAACGCTTAGCCCAATCAGTTTTGTCCTCATCCGAGGCAAGACGCCCGGTCTGCTGACCAAAGAGAATGGTGAACGGACACTGAATCGTCGCGGCAAACTCGTTAGCTGCTACTGTCCATGTAGGAGTCGGGTCAGCGGCTGCGACTGACAGGACAGACGGCGCGCCAGCCTGCATGACCAGTGCCGAATCCGTACCGCGGTTCATTCTGGAAATCTTGTCATTCAACGCGTCGCCGAGGTCTTTGAACCCTGCTTTCTCGGCCTGCGCTTGAAGGTTTTGCATGTCTGTGTCTTTGTCGAACGCGATGCCAAGCTGGCGACTGGCGTTCTTCAGGAACCCTTCAGCGCTACCACCGGACGTCTTCTCAATATCGAGGAGCTTGTTGTACCCGGCGCGCAACAGCGGGATGCCGGAGAGCATGTTCTCATCTTCAGCGCCTTCGCACAGGATGATGACGCGGCTCGGGTGAACCTGAACGCTGCGCACAGGCCCATAAGTGCCGTCATCCCCGACTGGCTGCTCATTGAAGTTGTACATTACAGGCTGACCATATGATTCCGACATTGTGTCAGTATCGAAGTTGCCTGGTTTAATCTGCGCTTCCCACGCAGGGATAAGCTTAACCACCGCCTTCAGTCGCTCAGTGCCGAGTGACCGGATGTAATCAGCGTTTATCGGATCTTTCCATTCGCGGCCATCCTTAACCTGAATTAACAGGGCTGAGTAGCGCCCCACGAGGTTACGGCGGTCGGCGTCTTTCAGCTTCGCCCAATGGCGTTTTAGAAGCTTTTGTACGGTGCGCTCCCATTCCGTGGTCTCGCCAGACTCATCCTTCTCTTCGCCGTCGATGATTGTCGGGTTGTCCACCCAGCAGGATTCCAGAAGCTTATGCACCGCTGCATAAGCTACAGCATTACGCTCATAAGCACGATAGTACTGGTCGAAACCTACCTCACTCGGATATCCGAACTCATCCCACAGCTTGGTGCGCTTGGTGTTGCCGTTCTGTCCATTGGCGTACAGCATTCGTTGCCGCCCTATCGCATCAGCAAGGGCGTTCACGAGGAATGAAACCTCGCCTTGTTGTTCACTCACTGATGAACTCCTTAGAAGAAGATTGCGCCTTTAGACTGGCCGCTTAATTCGGTCATCGCCCATACCAGCGCGTCGAGGCGATCGGGTGACTTTTTAGAGGTGGTTGGCACGTACTCCATCTGCTGGTTTTCCAGTTGATAGAGATTGCCTCGGTGGGCTACGCGACCCTGTGCATACAGCGCTGATATTGGCTCGGCTCGCGCGAATTTACCCTTGCTCGCATGGACACGGATAATGCGGTCTTTGAACCCGGCATTGCGGAGCGTGTCCTCTGCCATGTCGCCGCCCTGGTTGGTTTCAATCACAATCGCGTCGGCGTCATGCTGTTTGTAAGCGTCCATTGCACGCGTTGCCCAACCGTTAGGGGAATATTTGCCACTGTAGTCGCCGTCGGCTGAGTACTGTCGCTTATCTCCCGCACCGTATGAGCTTGCGGCCACAATCCCCGTTTCATCGCTCTCTTCGCTGTTGGTGGCTTGCGGGTCGATAGCGATAACCGTTCTGGATAGCTGCTCGGTGATGTTCAGAGCGCGTGCTGCTGCAATCATCTGCTCTGTCCACAGCGCGCCTTCTGCGTTGAACCTGCGAGGGTTCTGCATGTACTGCGCTTCGGCTGTTCGTCGATGAGAGAACAGCGCTGTGCGGTGGCTCTCATTGTGCTTGAACGGCCAGAGCCAGCCATCAGGCAGGCCGTGGTCAATCGGTATGGCGTGACTGTTGTCCGGGTACTGCTCCTGATAGGAGCGGCTATTGTCGATGATTACCGGCAGATTCAGGTGGTACCACGTTTCACCACTGCCGCCGCGCAACAGATACCCGCTCAGGTCGTGGTAGTGGATGCGCTGCATGATGACTATCATCGGCGTGGTTTCGATAGCCAGGCGTGATTTAATCGTCTCGTTGAAGCGGCTGTTTACGCCGTCACGAACCGTTTCGGAATAGGCGTCATCAGGTTTAACCGGATCATCGATAATCAGAGCGCCCTGCCAGCCAGGTTCCATATGCCCGGCACGGAAGCCGGTTACCTGTCCTGCTGACGATGAGGCATAAACACCGCCGCCATACTCCGTCCACCACATCGCCTTACTGTCAGCATCGTCGCGCAGCTCCATCGGCCACATCGCCTGGTAGGCTTGCGACTTAATCATGCTGCGGGCAGTGGATGAGTTCAGAAGTGCGAGGTTGTGCGAGTAGGACAGGTGCATGAATCTGGCGCGTTTATTCAGTGCCAGGCCACGACCCATCATGTTGATGGTTGCCAGTTCTGTTTTCGTGTAGCCAGGCGGAACGTTGATGATCAGCCGGTTAATCTCGCCGTCTATCACTCTGTCCAGCGTTTGCTGTATCACCTTGTGATGCGGCGCCACTATCATCTTGCCGCCGGTACGTTGCTTGAAGAAGTAGCGGGCAAAGTAAAGCCCGTCCTCTTCGCACTCTATCCGGCGCGCATAGTTCTTTTGCTCAGCAGTCGTCATCCTCCAACATCTCCCGCCGGGCAGCTTTGTATTCATCTTTCGTTAGTGCGGCCACTTCAATCGGGCCGCCGTTCTTGCCGGTATGCTCGTGAGCCGCCTGCTCTTTGAAAGCCATCACGCTAATGTGTTTGCCGAGAAGCTCGAGGTTCTTAACCTTGTCAGGCCACTTAATCTTCTTCAGTAAGGCAGCGCTGTCAGCGGCGGCCATCTCGATGACGTCAATTCCAGAAAGTGTTGTGCGCCATACCTTCGGCCAGTCCTTAATCGGCTTGATTTCCCCGTTAGCTAGTAGGATGTCAGCGACGTCCATCTGGTCGATATCAAACAAGCGTTTCAGCACATAATCAGCATCAACCTCGACCCGATCATTGCGCTCTGCTTTAAGTTCGGAGATTCTGGACTGGATGTTAAGTTTCGCTAAGTTTTGCGAGCCTTGTTCATTGGCGGTCTTTGCGCTGTACCCCGCCCGAATATCCGCTTGCGTGGCGTTTAAATCAATGAGGTACTCGCGACAGAACGTCTCTTGTTTGTCTGTGAGTGCCATGATTCTTCCTAGTTAAAAGGAGTTTTCATGTCTACAGAATCACTTCTTGATGCGATGCTGCAACATGATCGTTTTCATAATCAAAATACTATGGTTACCGGCATAGCCCAGAGAGCGGTTGATCATGGTTACGACAGCCTATCTGCAAAGCAAAAGGCCGTTTTGGAACCGTTTTTAACCGAGAAGTGTGATGGGGTTACTAACCCCGGCGGACATCATAATGATTGTCATGCACTTCTTGAGGGCGATGAGTTAGAAAGCGCTGTTGAAAATGAAATGTATTATGGAGGACTTTTGTGTCCTTCCTGCGTTGACGAAAAAGAACGGTACAGGGCTGAATGGGAAAAGATTCAGCGTGAGTAATATATAGCTATGCTATTTGGCGGCCAGTTTTTGATTCGGTCGCCATAGTCATTCCTTACGATGTTTGGTCTTCAGTTTCAGGCTCAGGAACGTATTCCATCTCCTGCACATTGTCAGGCGCTAGGTATATCCATGATCCGTCTTCGCGAGCGATGCCAATGAATCCGTTGATAATCTCTGGCTGAGATCTCTTCATCAGACCTTCATGCGTCTCGCCTGTTTTGGTTTTGACGGTGATGCGATAGATGTCGGCCATGATTTCCTGCCCGTTATATTTTTCGAGTGCCATTATCAGGCGCACTCGCAAATGCGCCTTGTGGGGTTTAGTGCTTCACTATGTTTTGAGAACGCTTCTATATACCGGCTTGCCTAACTGTACAGCAGGCCGCCCACCGTACAACTATCCCTGGAATATTCCGATAAAAGATGCCTGCCGCTTGTTAAGCTGAATATATCGGCCAGGATTATTTCCATCTTGTTGGTGGAGTGGCTCCTACAAACAAGGTCTGTGAGTCGCAGGGATGAAGACCATACAGACAGGAATGTCTTGCGAGAAAAAGCATCAGGGAAAACAAGTCAACGCTGCGTTAATAATTATAAAAAGAGAAAATATCTATCCTGTCGTCGCCCCAGCCATGGGGCTTTTTTTATCTCAAACACTGCTCCCGAACATACGCCTGCAATCCGCTCAACTGCCTGGTCACGGTCTCGATTCGCTCTTTGAGGGTGAAATAATCCCGTTCAGCTGAGTCAGTAAGCCAGGGGCTGGCTGCATCATCCAGGCTGGCGGTGCCGGAGGCGGATTGCTTCGTACAGGTCGCGTGGAGCTGCAACCGACGCTTGCCAGAAGCAACGTCATCATGCAGCTGATCGATAGTCGCCTGAGCATCTGCAAGCTCCCGTGTGTATTTTGCGTCGAGCGCGGCCACATCGCGCTGGCGAGTTTGCATGTCTTTGATGGTGTCTTTAGCCAGATTTAATTCACGATTAACTTTGGTTAAAGATGCCTGGGATTCTGTGAGCGCTGACCGGTAATGACTGGCGATGACTATGGAGATAGCCAGTAGCAGAGCCATTACGGCGAAGAGAATGAGTTTCCAGTTAAAGGTCATTTTCACTTTCCGCCAGGCACATGGAGCGCTCCATCTCTCGTCGGTTCTGCAATCCTTTCCACTTCATTCCACCGGCGTAGACCCAGCGGCGCATTTCTTCACACGCCCCTTCCTGGTCGCCTTTGTTCAGCTTGCGAAGAAGAGTCGACTTTGCGAAGGCATCGCTGCCTACGTTGAACACGAAGCTGTAGAGGGAGGCGCGCTGGTATCCGTTAAGCGGAACCTTGACCAGCTTGTCTACCGTTGCTTTGGCTGGTTGCAGGTCTTTCCACAAAAGACGGTCACATTCTTTGTCTGTGTAGGTCTTCCCGCGAATGATGTCGTTGCCAGTGTGACCATCGCAGACAGTCCAGACACCTGCGACATCTTTGTAGGCCTGATACTTGCGACCCTCTACGCCATCCTTGCCACCGATGAATATCGTGGCGATGACCATCGAGCCTGCACCCGCTGCGGCAATCAGTTTGTTTCTCAGTGAGGACGGGATAGCCATCTTTAGTCCTCCTTTGATAACTGCCCGGCTGCGGAAGGCCATCGCTCGTACGCCTGAATCTGCGCCAGCGTGGTTTTGCGTTTGTAATACCAGTTGATACCGAACGTCAGTAGCGCCACGACAATACCGGCGATAACGCCTACTGCGCTCCACTCGTCAGGACTTAGCCGGGTCAACAACCCATTAGCCACCGTCCCTGCAGATGCGCCATAAGCTGCGCCAGAAGCTAATTTGCTCATATGTGACATCTCACACCTCCGGTTGGAAGTGCTGTGGTGTAGTTAGGAAAGGCCAGCAAGGCAAAGGATGCGAGGGTTCATCTGTGATTGATTGCCTGTGGCCTAATACGAAAAAGGCCCGCCGAAGCGAGCCTTAAAATTTGTGTGAATTCATGATTCAAATCACGTCTTATAAACCAAAATGGTTTATTATCTCTTCATCTTAACAAGAGGGAACATCATGACAACTATCACCATTAACACCTACGCACCGGATTCACGTTTCGACATGAGCAAAGAAGAAGCAAAAGAGTTTTTCGCTTTCGTTCAGCGCAAGGCCGAGTCTCTCGGTTATGACGTGGCGTTTGATGAAGCAATCTCAGTTGACGAAGAAAGCGAGCGCTTCGTCGAAAAATGTTTCGCTGAGTTTTGATCTGCGACTATGCCGATCAAAGAGTACATTGAGAAGAACTTCCCGAGCCAGGCTGATTTCGCCTTAGCGTGTGGAGTGCTGCCTCAACAGGTTACTAAGTGGATTAGCATGGGGTGCATAGTGCTCAACGGGAAGATGTACAGTCCGCGAAGAGATGTCCCATAACCCACCAGGTTAAGATGTTCCCCGCCTCGGCGGGGATTTTCTTTTCTGCCGTCTGAATATGTGTGGTGGCCGGTGCTGAACTCCGGCTTTGCCTACCCTTAGTGAATCAGTTTTTCCGCTCGAGTCCGGAAAGGCATGGGAAACTGCTCACCCTAAACCAGCGCATCAGCCTGCGCGTTCACCACAACGGAAAGAGCACTGCATGACGTTTGCGCGGACTTACGCCTTAGCGGGGCAGTCTCGGCGGTTCTCAATGCTCTTACCTGTTGTGCGCCCATTATTAATCACACCGGGCCAGTGCGCCGAATTAGTTGATGAGGAATCGGAAGACCTCACTGGTGTTTGGCCGTTAGGCTACTGCCAGGAATTGCTCATCGTTTGCATTTATCTTTGTGGTCAGTTTCTAAAATGCCGCAAAGTCGCTAACGTGACGAAAACTGGAAAGAGCACTGAGAGGGTTACGCTGCCTGTTCCGCTTAGCGGTTACGCTGCCTGTTCCATCAATGCCCTTGCCGGTTTCGCCTCATGCTTCTTTGGTTTGACGATCCAACTCTTCACGGAATTTATTCGGGTTATCGAAACCCTGAGTAGCGTTGCAGCTTTTCATATGAACACCTGTTGGTTGGGTTGAGCCAATAAAAAAGCCCCGAGCGATTAAACTCAGGGCTTTTTTTCTTTTGTTTGGCTGCTCAGTTCGCTTTTGCTCCGAGCATACACAAAATGTACTACTTCGATTTCGCGATTGCAATGCTTTCGGAAAATATTTATTAATTAAGCCGCTATTTGAGGAAATTCATTCTCAATTTCGCGTCTCATTGCGAAAAATATTTCCGAGTCGAGCACGTTCTCGCACCAGACAACACGACGCCGGCATGACTGCACATCCATTCCGGTGACATGGCTCATCAGCTTAGCGATATCTTGCGTGCAATTGCGGTTGCAATATCGCTTAATAGCTACATCGCGGACGGGGCTTTCGCGATGAAAGGTTTTAACCATTACGCGCTCAACAAACGCAGCATCATCAGATTCTTTGGCGAGAGCGATGATGTTGCTGAATGAAGATTGCGGGATGACCAGCTCGCGAGCTTTCTGATACAGAGCATCGCCCCGCAAGCCTTCTTCCTCGTATAGCCGCATGACAACGATTTCTATCTGCTTAGCCTTATCATCGCTCCACTGGCTGCGAATCATCAGCCGTCCGATAACGTTGATAGCCCCGGCCGGCGAATCGTCACCTGCATTAACCTTTCCCCACACCTGAAGCATGTAATGCACCCATGCTTTCTGTCGGGAGTTGATGGTTTTCTTCGGGTGCTTCCATACACGGCGGAAGTGAGCATCGTCGATGAAGTTAACCATGCCAAATACTGGTGTAAGTCTCATTCTTCGATACCCCACTCTTTCCAGGCTGCTTTCGTTCTGGCTTTAATTCGAAGGCATGACCGATGCGCCCGAATAGCTTTTCTTGCTGAGTAATTCGCATAGCACCAGAGAATCCTGAACGCCGCGCAAATCCACACGAAGCCGAATAGAATTGAGCAAACGAGGCCAATGAATGCCAGGGTGTAAATCGTCATTTCAGATGCCGTCATGCTGCGCTTCCCCCATCAGGCTTATTGAGTCCGAGACGGTTAATAACCTCCCGGCGCATTGCTTCCAGCCGTTTGCGCGTCTCATCGTTGGTCTTCAGCGCATTGTCGATATCTTCGAGCATTTCGCGGTCCTTCTGCCGTTGATATGCAAGAGCGATGTTAGTAACCTGGCTCATACTGGCTCCCCCACCATTGAATCGAGTTGTCGCCTTAACATCTTGAGTGCACCGTCCGGGAATGGCTGGCGTGCCAGTCCAGTGAATATGCCCCTGACTTTCCGGTCGCTAAGTCGCGGCAGCAATGCACTCACTGTTGCGCGTATGGCCGCGTTAACCTTGCGGTCGTCTTTTTGCGCGAGCTTTGCGGCTAACTCCACCGTCACTAACGCATCAAGATATTCCTCGCAGACCTCTCTGCTTACTTCGCTCATGCTGCCTCCTCGCGCGAATTGCGCAGGTCTTTAAGCTTCTGCTGATACTCCGCCTTAATCGCTTTGCACTCTTCGATAGTCCAGCGGTGGCGATAGTGGTTAGATTCGACAGCCTCGACTGCTGACAGCCCGATACGCCGGATAAGCTCTGCCCGGTACGGCACGAGATTGCCGCTCTTGCGCTGATTGCACACGACGCATTGCTTATGGATATTGCGTTCATCAAAGCGAAGCTGAGGTGCCGCAGCAGTTGTCCGGTAGTGACCGGCATCCCACTGAGCAGACGTGAACGTTCCGCACGAGATGCATGGCAGGTCGCGGTCTCTTTCTCTGATGAAGGCGTTTACGGCTTGTTGGGCTTGTTTAATCCAGTAACTGCGGGGTTTTAAGGCGAGCTTTCGAATTTTGAGTCTGTCTTTCTGCTGCTGTTCTTCTCTTCGTCGTTTCTTCTCTGCTGCTTTGAGTGCTTGTCGCGCTCCCTGCTTCGTCGCTCCAGCGCTATCTTTGCGCCGCATTCCGGTGAGCACCACCATATGTTCGAGTGTTGGGGGTGAAACCACTCTCTGCACTCTTCGTTTTTACAGCGTCTGCGATGACTTTTCATTTCATCAGTACTCCAGCCCTGTGTCATTTTTGAGGCCATGGCTTTCGCAGAAATTTTGCCAGTTCTTTTCTATCTGCTTGTCACCGAATTTAACTCGGCAGGTTTTTGCGTTTTTAATGGCCATGAATGAGCGTTTTCTTTGAGGAAGCTCTGCCCGAAATAGCTCGGCCACTGGAACCAAAACGAAATAAAGATACTCGGTACTACTTTTCGCACTCTTCATCACTATCTCCCGCCATTTGTGAGTTCGGGTCTCGATATACCAGCCACTCGTTGATGCACTCGCCGCATGCGTAGGTTTCATCCGGCTCCAGCTGCTTGCTGCGTCCTGCGCAGAGAGCTCTGGCTATACTCTGCTGCTCGTAGAATTGGGTTTGGGTGGGGTTAAGCATGTTGGCTTTCCTGCATCATGAGGAAGACAATCATGGCGGCACGGAGGGAGTTCTCATGTATAGCTCGCTTAGAATTGCGGTCAGCAACTCCACGCGCGCCCCATTCGTCTTCATCGAGGTTAATGATGCTGATTCGGTTTTTAACAATAATCGGCCATGCGTCTGACGGGTTATTACATGGGTCATACAGCTTCCAGTGCTTGCGGTTGCTGGTTATCTTGCGCATCAGCACAATGCCGCTCATGTGGTCAGAAATGTCTTCACCGCCATTTACGAACTGATAAGTTTCCTCTACCTTCGTGCCGGTAGCCTCAGCAACCAGTTTATTAATTTCGAAATCACTTAACTTTGAATAGTCCATCAGTGCAGCCTCGCTGTGTTTGTGCCGTCGACTGGCTCAATGGTGATAACCAGCTGTTTGTCTTCCAGTTGCCAGATGAGCCCTTTGTCCTCGTCACCTTCTGTCGCCTGCTCGACGAAGCCCATCAGGTAATTCATCAGGATGTTCAGGCATCCACGCCATCGCCCTGCATGTCTTCCATTAGGTCGGCGAAACGCTCTGCGTACTCGTATTCAGCTGTCATGCTTCCTCCTGGCGCGTTGACGCAGCCACCGGACATCAGCAAGGTGGGCCGTATACGCGTATGTTGGGATTTGAGAGGGAGGTAATTCGGGTTTCTTCTTGCGGCGGGGTCGGGCGATGAATATGCAGTTTTCCATTACAGCGACTAGGCTGCTTTTCCGTTTTCGCATTTCAGCGCCTCCAGGCGTTTTCTGCCATACGCCATAAGCTCATCGCGCTCGACGGTCGTCATCCGGCATTCGCCAGCTCGCGGCCATGGGTGCCAGATGATGAGCATTGAGCCTTTGTTGTTGCCGTTTACCGGCTTGCCCGTGCTTGCGTTCAGAAATGAGAGCCGCCCGCCAGTAATGAATCTGACTTCATGCGCTGTCCTGATTGCCTCTTTGAACCACTGCACCGAGGTATCAGCCGGTAAAAGCATCACGCAGCCAACGCTGTGATCTGCATTCTCCTGCGCAGCCTTCTTAACGAAAGGCATGGGCGCGCTGTATGGCGGGTTCAGCCATGCGTAAGCCAGTCCAACTCCGATCGGCATTTTCGATAGCCAATTCGCCTCGAGAGTGTTTTCCTTTTCATCAATGAACTTGGTGCAAAGCGCATTGTGCTGACTGGCAGCCGCATCGAGGAAAAACGGAAACTCGCTACGCAATGCCCGGTAGATTTCCGGCGGAGTTTGCCAGAGGTCTTTTATCTCAACTGGCGTGTTTGATTTGTCTGTCACGCTGCCACCTTCCTTCCTGTTCGTTTGGCCAACTCAATCGCTTCCTGAGCGTCTTCACTCCACCTGACACCTCTCTCTGCGCCAAAGGCATATATCAGCTCCAGGAGCTCGCTGAATTCGCTTACTCGCATCTTTGAGGTCGACTGACCGAGCACGACAAAGCCGCCATTGATTCCCGGTGCCGAACGCTGACCTTTAAGCGCCGCGGTGAAAATGTGCTTCCAGTCTTCGCTATTCAGTTTTGCGCCATGCCATACGACTTGCTCAGACACATCGCGCAGGGTCGCCCAAAGACGCTTGTTCTGCTCTACTGAGCGCGTCTTTTCCTGAATGGTCACGATGAGAGGTTTTTCGGGGTCGGGGTAAATCTGCTGGATGGTGCGGATGGCGTTTTGCTGGACTAGCGGGGTGCGGATTTCAAACGTTTGTTTCCTCATGATGCGCCTCTTATTGCACTCAGTAGTTTGATGGCTCATTGCTTTCATCTGGTTTGAAGACATGCCAATCACTAATACTTCTCCAGTATCCGTAGTTGCAGCGCATGGTTTCAAATCGTCTGCCGAAAGGCTCATAACAAGAAGCAAATACTCGAATTAACCCCTTCAGCTTTACGTCCGGGTAATATTTAGATATTCGCCTGTAGTACATAGTCATGCTGACGGCTTCAATGGCAGGCCATATAAACCACACAAAAACCATTGAGGTGATTATTAATAAAATGGCGACATTAATAACGACGCCTGAAATTAATAAGTAAGTGCTCATCACTCCCCCTTAACCTTGAGACCGGCGTCGCGGATGGACTCAGCAAAGCCTTCACGACCAAGCCAGTAATCGAGGACTTCCGGAATTTCGATTTCCACCGCTGCGCGGGATGCCTGCCATGCCCACCATGCGACCTGCGTATCCCACGCCATGTATTCGCCATCGCCGTTCTTACAGACACGTTGGTCGATAAGGTCGTCATACTTTTGTTTTATTGCGGCTTCAAACTGCTCTCTGCTCTTATCCACGGCGCTTCTCCTCTTTAGCCAATACGAATGCACTGCACAGAAGAATCAGCGCGTCTGTGAACATCAGGCCATCCTGTTTAACGATGGCCGCGAACATGAAGCACAGGCCGATGAAGACCAGTATTATGATGCTCATATCAGGCTCCGATTCGTGAGGTGATGAGTTTTGCAAACGGGCTTATCGGCGAAGCCTGGTTGATCGGCTTGCGTTCTGGTGCCGGGTAATACTCGTAGCAGCGTGTCTTGCGCCCATCTGATAGCTCTGTGTGGATGTACTTACGTGTCAGCTCACCGTTCATCTCCAGCACCCGCATGGTGTTGATGCAGTACACGGGAGATAACCCGGTAATTTCGCTGGCCTGAATCGCAGTCAGCGCGCCGAACTCCTTCACGCAGCGGATAAGCTCGGCTCTGTGATTAACGGAATCGACCAGACGCCAGCGACGGGGCTTCTGGCTGGTTCCGGTTAGCTCGCCGTCTTTCTGCATGCGATTGAGTACGACGCGCACTGCTTCGAGTGTGTTTCCTGTCCGGCGGGATATTTCGTTCGTGGTTAAAACCATTCCGGCATTCATGATGGCGAGAATTTTGGCTCGTATAGTTTTCATGGGATTGCTCCGCTCAATACCTCGCCTTACTGATTGCCTGAAGCATTATCAGTTGGCTGGTAAAGAGATGTTTTTTGATGAGTGTTTCGATGTCGATGTAGCGAGGAGTGCCGATGTAGGCAGAGATTACCTGGATGTCGTCGATGGTTATTTGCATGGCTCATGTGCCGCAAAAAGGAGAGCTTCCTGCAGGCGGTCAAGCTTCACGTATTCCCGTGCCGAATAACCATCTTTAATCCAAGCAGCGGCGACTTTTGCCGAGGTTGTATAGTCATAACACTCCCCGCACTTGGTCAGAAGCTCATACAGGTCAGCTACCGGCGTACACTCGAATCCATCATTGCCAACCGTCTTACCTGCCAGCGATTCGAACTGCTTCGAGGTGGTGTCGGTTTGAGCCTGCTCTGCTTCCATCATTTGCTCATACTCAGCAACCTGTGGGTCATAAGGCAGAGAGTCATCAGCCAAAGTCGTGGGAGGTGAGGTGTAGAGCCGACCCTCAATCCAACTCGCGCCTTCTCCGTTGCAATGGCAGCGGGACTCTAACGGCTCGTCTAAGCCTTCCGCGCCACATGATGAACAGGTGAATAATTTGCGATACCCTACAGGCTCCGCCTTCTCCCGCTCTTTGCGCAGCGCCAGAAGCTCGTCAATTGCCACAACGCCGAGCCCAAACATCTCGTACTGCTCTTTGTCTTCTACCGGGTCATAGTCCTGCTGCCAGCATTCAAATGCGTTACGCAGGTCTTTGGCTTGCTCATTGCTAATAGTGTTCATCAAAATCCCCCTTTCTTATTCGGTTTGCGTTCGCGTTCTTCCCTGCGGAAACGCGCCTCTTGCTGGTCGATGTCGTAAAGAATGCCGTTCCGCTGCTCAACGTAAACGGTGCCTGTGTTGCCGTGGCGGTTGAGTCTCAATAGCAGCTCTGTTTCTGCCGGGTTAACCGTGTCGTCATCCTCCGATTCGCGATAGATACCGAGCCAGTAATCACAGTCCTGTTCAATCTGGCCGGTAGAGCGTGAGTCGCTCGGCAGCGGGCGCTTATTGGCGCGAGCCTCGGAACCACGGTTAAGCTGCGCCAGAAGCACGACAACGCAGTTAAGCTCTTTCGCCAGTACCTTGAGACCTTTGGTGATGATGCCGTAAGCCTGCGCCTCGGTATCAGCCTTCTCGGCAGCCATGAGTGTCAGGTAATCGACAAGAACCATCCCCACCTCACCGCGCTCGCGCTTGATGCGGCGCGACTCGGATACGATGTGAGCCAGAGACAGGCCCGGAGTATCGTCGATGTACAGGTTGTTGCTGTCGGCAATCTGCGTACCCATAGCGAGTGCCTGGGCGAACTGGTTTTCGTTGTAGCCGTTCTGGTAAAACACATCAGACTTCACGCGGGAGTGCTGCGAGATGATGCGCTCTACCAGTTGCTCGGTCGGCATTTCGAGGCTGAATGCGAGGGTTGGCAGGTTTTCTACCAGCGCGCAGTGGATAGCCATTTTCTGGTAGACGGTGGTCTTGCCCATCTTCGGTCGCGCACCGACAACGAAAAGAGAACCGCGCACGATTCGCTTGGGCTCCAGCATTTCGTCCAGCGCCTCAATCCCGGACGTCAGGCCTACCGATGACGGGTTCCCTTCCAGTCGCTCACCGACCTGATAAGTCCACTTGTTGAATGCATCTCTGAACGTCATTAGGCCGCGATGATTGCCGGTTTTGGCTTTGTCATCGACCTTCATCGCCAGCGCCTGAACGGCTTCCAGCTTCTGCGCGGTCGTCATCCCTGAGCGCGAGTACAGCACCTCAAGCATCTGCGTAGCCTGCTCGATTGCCATGCGCTCTGTCGATTTGTCCTTCACGACATTGGCGTAGTGCATGACGTTAGCGGCGCTTGGCGTGTTGCGGGAAATGTCTGCCAGATAAGCAAAGCCGCCTACCTGTTCAAGCTCTCCCTGCATCTCCAGTGCGTCTGAAAGCGTCAGCATATCCAGCGCCTTGCCTTTGGCATTCAGCCCCTGTAATGCAGCGAAGATTCTGCCGTGCTGCCTGCTGTAGAACATGTCCGCATTCAGGAAGCCGAGCACCTTCTGGACGTTGTCGCTGTCCGGGGCGACCATCACTGAGCCGAGAACGGCCTGTTCAGCCTCGTAGTTCCATGGCGGGGTTTTGATGTCATCGGTCATCGCGATCACCCTCACGCACTTCGATGTAGAGCTTAGAGTTCAGGAAGCTGTCAAACTTCATGCGCCGCCACGTCCTGCCGGTCTTCTGGTCAGGCCGGTCTTCCAGCATCCAGCGGCAGTTTTCGCTGATGTATTTCAGGTATCCCCTGAAGCCCTCCATGTCGAGAGGCTTGCCATCCAGATTGCGGGCGATCTTGTTCGCCTTGCCCCAAAAGGTGCGGATGAGGTTACGACGCTCATCAGTGAGGCATCTCCACCCCCTGGCTTCTGGCAATTCATCTTTCAGGCATTGCCAGACTTCTTCGCAGGAAATTTTTGGCTTCTGCACGACGGGCTTTTGATTCTGTTCTTCAGGCTCGTTTGCGACATACTCATTACCTTTAGGTAATGAGTTATTATTTATATTATTGTTTATGGACAAACGTTGGACATCGCTTGGACAAACAGCTCTGAGAGCCGCATTTTTACTGGTGTTTGCGTTGGACAAGTCTTGGACATTCGTTGGACAATTTTGAGTCTGAAAATCGTCATATTTTACGATGGTGATGAGGCTGAATTTCTTCTGCATCGACGTGACGGTAATCATCCCTTTAGCCTCAAAACTGCGCAGGAGGCTTTTCACTTTGTTGTCGGGAATGAACGTTTCGCTGACCAGTGTCGGGCGGCCTGTAATCATCTGCCCGCGCTCAACGGTGACCGGTCCAACATCGGTGTTTACGACGGCATCCTCATGGTTTGCCTTGAGGATGAGATGCACCCAAAGATGCACGGCCTGAGAGTCCTTGTAGAGTCGGCTATCCATAAACTGGCGGTGTATAGAGACAAACCCCATACCGGCTGCCTCCTGCTGGTTTACGCGGCGTTCTTGCTGCCGGTAGTCTGCTAATTTAACGACGCCCATTCTTCACTCCTGCCTTAGCCAGTCGATAAACACCAATGAACCGTTCAGCGAACGATCTGTTATTGGCTGCCGCTACAACCAACCCGTCAGGTGATTCAGGGTGCCGAATCTCTTCTTTTTCCTGGTACTTCCTGCGTTTTCGCATTAAAATGTCTCCTGTTGATTGTGTTGGCGTAACACAGTTTGCTAAGCCTCAAGCGTTCCAGCGCTTGGGGCTTTATCTTTTGTGAGAAGCAGTGCTACCTGCTTTGCAAGATTCGATAATTCCTCGTCTTCAACGCCCCATTCCAGAATTGCCAACAGCATCGACATCTTCGGGATCATGCTGGCTTTCCAACGGGTAATTTGTGACTCATCAACGCCCAGCTGCGATGCGATATTTCGCTGACCGCGAATAGCGATGCGGTTGAAAATGTTGCTGGTAATTGCGTTGGCTCTCTTGCGTGTGCTTGTAAGTTCCATTCGGTATTCTTCCTTTGTTGTTTAGATAGATACGTGCGCAGACCGTGGGGTCTGCCACTTAAAGTTATCCCCGCATTTCGGCGGGAATGACGACCAGATTTGTTAAAGAGCGGTACTGCTTAGGCGGCGTTCAATTCAGGAGGAAATACATCGTCCAGTTGAACCTTCGCCCCAAAACTATTGAGTGCCTCAACGAGCGAACGGCACATTTTTAAATCCGGATGTCGCCGCCCTGATTCGTAATGTCCAATCGCTCCCTGAGTGCACCCAACCTTTTCAGCCAGTGCGGCTTGGGATACCTTCATGGTTTCCCGGATTTTCCGAAGATTGCTCATCGGTTATCTCCTCAGGATGGTACATGCATCAATAATACATTCCGTACTGAGAGAGCGCAAGAGGATTAATACATTTTGTGCGTTGTCACTGTCAATACAAGCCGTAATAATCGGCGTATGAAAACACCGTGGAATGAACTGGCAAAAGCCAGGATGAAACAGATTGGCCTCACGCAGGACAAACTTGCTGAAGCTCTGGGTAAAACTCAGGGCGCGATAGGTCATTGGCTGAATGGCCGCCGCGAGCCAAGCATTGAAGACATAGCGGCAATCATGAAGCAGCTCGGACTGAAGGAGCTGGTTCTGAGCTCTGATGGTATGGTTGACTACCCGAGTGAAGATCTGGCCAACGTTTCCAATCCACGCCCTCATACGGAAGTAAGGAGATTCCCTCTGATTAGTTGGGTGAGCGCAGGAAATTGGTGCGAGGCTGTGGAGCCATATCAGCTTCAGGAAGTAGAGGTATGGCCGGAAACGACCTCTCATGCCAGCGAGCGATCGTTCTGGTTGACGGTAAGAGGCGACTCAATGACAGCGCCGTCCGGTCTCAGTATTCCAGAAGGAATGCAGATACTGGTCGACCCGGCTATTGAAGCAACGAGCGGCCGCCTGGTAGTAGCAAAGCTGGACTCTGAGAACGAGGCGACATTTAAGAAATACATCGTCGACGCCGGGCAAAAGTACCTGAAACCACTTAACCCCAGCTATCACATGATACCCATTGACGGTAACTGCCGAATAATTGGCGTCGTTATCGAAGCCAAATGGCAAGGCCTCTAAAATTCCCCTACCCGCTACGGCGGGTTTTTTAATACCCGCAAAAACTATTTTTCATTAGAAAACATACACATCGTATTTTTACGCCCTTTTTAAGTACATTTTGTATTGACGGCGTTCAGTACGTTTTGTATTGTTATGCCATCAGCAGGACGCTGAGACGCCACAAGGAACTGAGTGGCTGGCTCTTTAAAAATACGGATTGTCCCGCCGAAATGCGGGGCCCAAAGAGAAGTTGGCTTTGGTGGTGGCGCGAAGTGCAGCTGCGAGACAGCAACCGGAAGATAAGCACCCGGCACGTCACCACCAAAGTCAACCGTCAACAAAGGAGAGCATATGCGAAGGCAGAGCTTAAAAGTCGAGAAAATTTGATCTGATCTGCGCCGGCGTTGTTAAGCACGCTTGGGGTGAGCCCTTCGAAAAGTCGAGGGGCTTTACCAAATAGCATCGCTGTTATTTGGTAAAGCAACCATCGGAGGTCAACATGACAGTAGTCATCACTATCCTGGCTGACGATAACGCCAGAAACCGCCGCAGAGCTCGCAGACAGGCTCAGCGTGAAAAGGCACAGCAAGACGCTTCTCTTGCTCGCCGAATTGAACAGAAGCTCTCCGGTTGCGTCAGAGCAGACCGAGCCACCTCGCTCGCAGCTCTCCGCGATTACCAGGAGCCGGATGAAGGCGGCTGCGTTTGCCTGCCCGATGTGGCGCTTTATTCAGCCGGTTATCGTAAGTCTAATAACGTAACAGCGAGGTGAAAGATGGCAACTTATATGACTGAGTTAGAAGAAAAACGCGCTGAGCTGGCAGTTGAGGAATCAAGGCTGGCTGATTGGGATGCGGAAGGATTCACAGCTGGCGTTGTATTGGTCAAGAAAGGAATTCGCGCCCTAAAGAAAATTATCCGAGAAATCGAATCTTACTGAGGTGAGATATGGCACTTGACCATGGAATGTTAAACGTACCGCTGAATAAGAGGGTCAATTTCCATAAGGAACTGGATGATCATCTGGCAGCAGATAAGCGCCGTAAAGAGAATGATTTGTTCATTCGCAAAACTGCATTTAATGATGCCAAATCGCAAGCTCAGCATCTTTATCTTAAGCTGGATAACGACTTAGTAAAAGCTGAAGCAAAGCGCCGAGGCATGAAGATCAGTGAGTTTCGCGAGGTGCTGAAATACATCCGCGACTTTAAACCAAAGCAGGCGCCTGTCGCGTTTGCACCCTTCATTACGGCTGCCAAATAGCGGCCTTTCTTTTTGGCAGCAAGCCACTTATCTGAGGTGAGATATGGATGATGAAGTCGAATGCGACGTATGCGGCAAAGGGATTGCTGCGGTGGCCGTTTACAGCGGCGATGGCAATGAAGAGCTTTGCCACGAATGCTATCACGATATTTACGACATTGATGATGAGGCCGCTGAATAGCAGCCGATAGCCGATCCGACAGGTCGGTTATCTGATGCAATCCGCATAACAGGAGATATCAATGGAAATAAGCAAAGAGCAAGCGGCAGAGATAATCAAGCTTATCGAACAGGCGTTTCTCGACGGGTTTGATGATGAAACTCTGGTTGAGTTGCATGAGCAGTTAACTGAATTTGTCAGCGAATAAGCACCTATAGCTGATTTACGAATCAGCTATGTGAGCAATATCGCTCATAACCAAGACAGGAGAGAAGATAACTGTTCTGGTTAAATGGAGAAATAACCCTTGTTGTCTGTTCGCCCTCTCCGGAGGGCTTTTTTTCGCCTGGAGGAAATATGGGTGATATGGGTGAATTCTGGCGGGACCTGAAACCAGAGTTAAAAGAACGCAGAAAGAAAGCCCGCGACTCAGCGCATGAGCGAATAGCGGCATTCTTCAGGAGAAATGAAGTGGAGTTTGAGGAAGGGAATAACACGCTGATATTCAGGACGCCACAGGGAGCAGTTGCTTACTACCCGCCAAGCCAGCGCATGCAGCACAAGAATAACTGGAAAGATTGCTCCCCTACCTACTGCATGAATTACGTGAAAAAACTCAGAGCCGTTTAGGCGGCTCGCATATCAACAGCGCTTCATTCGAGGCGTTTTCGCTATGCCAATTAACCAAGGATAACACCATGCAACAGTTCGCTTTTGCAGGGTGGCCTGTTGTGGGCTGCTCTGAATCGCTACTCGACCTCATCACCCGCCGCATGCGAGGTATCTGCAAAACGCTTAAGGAGCTGACATGTACGGCAATCAAACAGTAAACCATCAGGCCCTTATGGCCGCGCAGAGCAAGGCGGTTATTGCCCGCTTCCTCGGTGACGCCGGGATGTGGCTACAGGCCAATAAGCAGATGAAGGCAGCGGTAAGCATGCCCTGGTACCGGAGGCCGCAATGAACAGCCAATACAAAAAGCCCATGGATTGGGATGAGCATGCATGGGTTCGCCTCATGAACGATTTGATGAAACAGCAACCGAAACCACAGGAGCAGAAGCAATGAGACTGACCCTGAACGACGTCAAAGAAATTGAGCAGATTATCGCCGCGCTGGACGCAACGGATAACGAGCGCATCAACGATGAAGTCGAGCGCCTCGCCCAGAAAGCTAACCCGTTTATTTCGGCTCTGGCGGCCATGGATGCAGATGAGCATACCGCTGACGCTATCGGCTACCTCGAAGACCACAGCATCGCGTTTCAGGATGCATCTGAAGGTTGGTGGATTGATGCGCTGACTGAGCGCGTTACCGCCGAGTATGCGATCGGCATTTTTAAAGCGCGGCATTCACACAGGGAGGCAGCGTAATGTCATTCGATATCGTCAGTTTCGTTAAGCAGCAGGAGCCGCTGTTTTGCGGAGCAATTACCGACCAGGCGGTCACATGGGCAAAGGAAAGCCAGTTCGCCATTCAGCTCTTTCAGAAAAACAACTTCCTCGCGACTACGGCTATCAACAACCCTACCAGCGCCCAGAACGCCATTATCAACGTTGCGGCCATCGGCATCACGCTGAATCCGGCCAGCAAGCTGGCGTACCTGGTGCCGCGTGACGGCATGGTGTGTCTCGATATCAGCTACATGGGCCTGCTTCATCTGGCGCAGTCGTCCGGCTCAATTAAATGGGGTCAGTGCAAACTGGTATGCGCCAACGACACCTACGAATCCAATGGACTGGATAAAGCGCCAACGCACAAATACAACGCATTCGGCGACCGCGGCGAAGTGGTTGGCGGTTACTGCACCGTTAAAACGCCTGATGGTGATTACCTCACGGAAGAGATGAGCCTGGCGGAAATCAAAGCTGTGGAAGCTACCAGCAAGGCCAAGAACGGGCCCTGGAAAAACTTCTGGGAAGAGATGGCCCGCAAGACCATCGTTAAGCGCGCCAGCAAATACTGGCCCAAAGCGCAGCGTCTGGATAACGCAATTCACCTGCTTAACGATGATGAAGGTATGCATCAGGAGCCGGTGATGGCTTACCACTCAGAGGAGCACATCAGGGAAGACGAGCGCAAGCGCCAGCAGGAGGTCATCGATAAAGCCAGCGACCTTTGTGATGAGATGGCGCAGGCAGAAACTATGGACGACCTGAAACGGAAATTTGCTGAGGCGTACAAGCTGACGGCCGGCATGAAGTTGCAGCAAAACGTCCAGGCAGTCTACGCAGAATGCAAAGTAAAACTGGAGGCGGCCAATGAGCAAACTGTATGAGGTTGCAAGCGACTACGCCAGGCTGATGGATGCCGATATCGACCCGGAAGCCATGGCAGACACCCTCGAAGGGATTGAGGGTGAGCTGGCCGATAAAATCGAGCAGTTGCTTGCCATCTGCAAAAACGAATCGACGTATGCGGAGCGCCTCAGGGATGAGGCAAAGAACCTGACAGAGCGAGCGGTGAGCATTGAAAACAAGGTCGCCAGCATCCGCGCCTACATCGCCACATCACTCGAAACCGCCGGTAAGAAATCAATTCGGGCCGGTATTCACCAGGTAACAGTCCGCGCGCCTTGTCGTTCAGTAGAGATAACCGACAGCGCCCTTCTCCCACCTGAATACGTCGAATACGACACGGTGATTAAGCCAGACAAAATTGCTATCAAACATCTGTTGGAGGGCGGCAAGGATGTGCCTGGCGCGACACTGAAGACCGGCAAGCCATCACTGCTAATCAGGTAGTCGCCATGAGCGAGCCATTCAAAAAACGCCGTGGCAATCAGCAGACGCTGGGCCGCAACTGGACCACCAAAGAGTTAAACCTCATCAAATCACTGGCTGGCACCGTCCACCCTAAAGTCATCGCGCGCCAGTTAAACCGCTCATACGAATCTATCCGCCAGATGGCAAAGTGCGAGCATATCAGCCTGCGTCGCGTTTAATCGTGCGCAACGGACGGCGCGAGGAACAATCCATGATTACACATGACCCGCTTATCACACCAAGCGAGCTACAAGCTCGCGTCAAATCTCAGCCGATGCCGAGCCGCGAAGAGCTTATGAAACGCAACAGCTTCGGCTCTGTGAATAACAACCGCTATCTGAATCGATGGTTTGGAGCGAAGAAATGAGAATGCCTCAGGTTGTGAGTTTTTTTGGCGGCAGAACGTCGGCTTATCTGGTGCATCTGATGGAGCAGCGACGCGCAGCTGGAGAGGATGTGCATTATGTCTTCATGGACACAGGTGCCGAACATCCAAAGACGTATGAGTTTGTCAGAAACGTGGTTAGCAATTGGGGAATCGACCTTCACTGCCTGCGTGTAATTCCCGACCCAGAAATGGGAAAGCCAAGCACATATGAAGAGCTTTCAGTGGATGAAATTGGACCAGACCTCATCCCGTGGAAGCGCATGCTGAACAAGTATGGACACCCGTATGTCGGCGGCGCGTTCTGCACCGACAGAATGAAGTCAGTACCCTTCACAAAATACTGCCAGGAAAGATTCGGGAAGGGGAAATACCACACCTGGCTGGGCATTCGTATAGACGAACAGAACCGGCTTAAAGAGACGAAGGGATTTAGTTACCTGGCAGATATTAGTGACTTTGAAAAGCAGGACGTTATCGATTGGTGGGCTGAGCAGCCCTTCGATCTTGGAATTCAGGAGCATCTGGGTAACTGCGTATTTTGCATCAAGAAAAGCATGCAAAAGGTCGCGCTTGCTGTGATGGACGAACCTCAGCTGGCTGAACAATTCATCAACATTCTGGATACCGAAATCAGGACTGGAAGGGAGCCAGTTATGTACCGAGGCAATAACACGCTCAAATCTCTGATCGCCCTTTTCAGTGATACGTCACGTGACGAACTGGCATCGCGAATGACATCAATGCGGCAATACGATACAGGCTCGTGCTCCGAGTCTTGCGAGGCTTTCTCTTGTCAGCTTGGTTTTAATTTTGAGGAGGCAGCATGACTATCGACACAGCAAAACTGAGAGCTGGAACGCGAGCACGCAGCATTTCGGCTGTCGGCGTAATGAGTGAGGGCGCATATCATCGCCTGGAAGCGAGCGAGTGCCGCTTTATTGCACTGTGGCCGAGGCCTGGGATTTATTTGCCGCGCCCGCGCCCGAAAGACAGCGTAACTGTATACGCGCGCGTCGGTGGGCATCAATCTTGAGACAGGGGGTGAAGCGTGAGCGAAATAAGAAAGCCTGTTACGCACAATTTAAAAATTTGGCCTGAACACTACTCTGCTGTTTGTGCAGGCGTTAAGCGCGCGGAGCTACGCAAAAATGACCGCGGTTACCGCGCCGGTGACACTCTCGACCTGTGCGAGTGGGATAAGGATGACGAGTCGTTCACCGGTAATTACATCAGCGTAACGGTGACGCACGTCGCTGACGTTGGTGAGTGGATGCCGGGGTATGTGCTGCTGAGCATTGAGTTGGCGCTGCGGGAGCGGGCGGAGCCGGTTGGCGAAGTTGCGCTAGGGTCGCGCGACGACGAAGGAAACTATCCGCACGCCCATGTTATTTGCTTGGCGGGTGAAGGATGCGCCGACTGGGATAATTTCCCTGATGGATTCAAGCTTTACACCGCACCGCCCGCGCCGGTTGTGCCTGATGAGCTTGTCTCCGAGCTTCTGGATATTGCGAAAAGAGCCGCTGAGGAAGCAGACGAATGCGCTAATGCCGAGTTTAGCGACAACTCGATGAAGCACGCTCGCGAAATTGCTGAATGGGAAAGACGCGCCGCATGCTTACAACCTGTAAGCCAGCCTTACAAGTTGCCGGATGAGTGGATAGCGTGCAGAGAGCGGATGCCTGAAGTTGGCGACATAGTTCTAACCACGAATAATGGGTGCGTGAATGTTGGCGAAATGGAGTGCTCAGGAGCCAGTTGCCGATACTTCACATCAGTCGTTTCTGGTCGCGAGCTTCCGGCTACCCACTGGATGCCGCTACCGGAAGCGCCGGGCAAGGGGGAGTGATGGATAAGTGCCAAGGTGTTTTCGGAAAACTGTTCGGTCACTCGTACCGCCCTGTAATCACTAAAGGTGCGCCATCAGCAAATTTTGATGCTAAAGGAGTTGGAAGTAGAGCAATCATCGCAATGGTCGATAAAACGAGAAAGGAGACGTTTCACGGCATCTACTGCAAGCGGTGCGGGAAGGTGATCGCCGCCTAAATCAGCAGCAGAGCGCACCTCGAATTGACAGCCCGCCCAACTCAATTTACTTAACGAGCTACGAGACGCCGCCTGATGGCGGCTTTTTTACGCCTGGAGATAATCGAATGGATACATCAATGAGCGATACACTCATGCCGATCACCGATGTGTGCGCGGCAACCGGCTACAAGAAACCTACCATTTATGAATGGATGAGAGATGGTAAATTTCCACGTCCTGTTAAGATTGGCAGAAGCGTCCGATGGCCTTCCAGTGAAGTCGATGCGTGGATAAAGGATAAAATCACTTCTTGTCCTCGATCAGGCCAGCAATAACACCTCCCCACCACTCCATCATTTCCCTTCTTTCTTTCATATACTCCGCATGATTGTACGCGGCAGCTACCCTATTCTTTTGCTGATGAGCCAGTTGTGCTTCTATCACTTCTGGCCTGAAGCCTTGCTCATACAAAGCGGTGGATGCCGTGGCGCGGAAGTCATGCCCGGTTATCTCACCGCTTGCAAACCCCTGATACTCGATAGCGCGATTAATGGTGGTTTTGGCAATTGGTTGGCCCGGCTTTGATGGGCTGGGGAAGAGATATTCTTTATCACCTGTCAGTGGTTTAAGTTCTTCAAGCAATGCGATAACATGGTCGCACAACGGAACGCGGTGTTCGCGGCGTTTCTTCATCACTTCTTTTGGGATTATCCATTCGGCTTTTTCTAAGCTGATATCATCCCACTTGGCAAACCTAAGCTCCTGTTGACGCACGAATGTCATAACCAGCATTTTTATGCAGATAACCATGACCGGGCTTTTGTAATTTCTTAGCGAGACAAATAGCTGACGAAGCTCTTCTGTAGTTGCCGGTCTTGCGTGTGTGGTAGGCTTCTGCATCACCGCGCCGCGAAGGGCATATGATGGATCGACTTCAGCTCTCAGTGTGGCGACGGCGTAGCAAAAAACAGCTGAACATATCTGTCTCACCTTTCCTGCGGAATAAGCATTCCCTGCCTTCTCTAGCTTCCGCATCAATGCAAGTATGTGCGCCGCTTTAACGTCCTTTACTGGTATCTTCCCTATTGCGGGCAGGATATGCTTATCCAGGAATCCACGATTAACTATCTGAGTTTTCTCTGCCCAGGTCTGGCACTTTCGCTCATACCATTCTTCAGCGATTGATTTGAAGGTGTTTCCTGCATCACCCATAACCATCAGCTTTTCAGTGCCTTTGACGATGGTTGGATTTTTGCCCTGCCTAACCTGTTCTCTTGCCCACTCTCTTTCTCTTCTGGCATCAGCCAGGGAAATACCAGGGTACTCGCCTATCGTATAGCGCCCGTCTTTTTTTGGTGACAGCCAGAACCGGTATCGCCATATCTTGGCACCGGTAGGCCTGACATCAAGATAGAGGCCCTGACCATCCTGAAGCGAGTAAGGCTTCTCATGAGGTTTAGCATTTCTTATTTTTGTGTCAGTTAATGGCAT